GCGAACGCGATCAAAAACGAATGCTTACATTCACTCGCTCGTTCCACCTTTCAATCAGGAATGGGTAGGACATGGGTCCTATACAGTCTCTGCTGGAAGTAATGTTGACGAGCTAGTGGATACTGAGTACATGTCCGATGATGACGATAAGTCTCATCGTTTTAAAGAAGTCATTCACCGAAAGAAGAAATTGGAGAGGTCTAATATAGCCTCTACAACTCTTGTCTCCGGTACCAATACTTTTATAAGTAGTGGTTCGAATTGCTTCTGGCATGAATGGGGCCTAGGTTCTCATGATTTTGTTAATCATGACCATGTCCCTGTTCGTTTTAGTTTATCTGAAGAACAGCTACTCCGCAATACGCTTGATGCTTTCTATAATACTAATGAGGTTGATAGCCTCCTTAATTTAGTTGAAAGCCCTGAGCTTGTTACGGGAATCTCGTCCCTCAGAGCCAAACTGTCCAACATCGCCCGAATTACGGGGGTTGGACGTGTTAGTAGTAGAGAATCCCTAAAACGTCTCTTCAGCCGTCGTTCTTTAAAGAACCAGGTTGCAGCGGTGTCTAGTGGTTATCTCTATTACAAGTTTGGTGTCGCGCCGATAGCCGCAGATATTCGCAAAATTGGGTCAGGCCTTAAAACTTATTCTAAGCGCCTTAAATCCGTTGTTGCGAACGCAGGACAGGACATATCCGTCCACCGGTCAGCTCTTGGTGCCGTCATGCCTTTTGGGCATGAAGGTACTAATCTTCCCAGTGGCTTCGGTTCAAGTCCAGATACAGATAGATCGTGGACCGCCACTCTAAAACCTTGGAGTGTCGTTCCATCATTGACATGTACCGTACGAGGAGTCCGTGAGAACAAGTATTTTGGAGACTTCTTTCAGAAGCTCGATTTCTTGGCCTCTCGATTCGGGTCCGTCGGACCCGCCAGTTTCCTATGGGAGAGAATTCCATTCTCTTTTGTAGTTGACTGGTTCGTGGACTTATCTGGTGTCCTTAATTATCTTGATAATGCCCTTACGGGCAATACCAAGAAGGTGAAGGAAGCATGCATCAGCACGAAGTGGGATGTTATTGCGGAGATATATAAGCTCCGGTATAACACTTCCTTAACTTCGTCAGTTGATGGTGCACAGATAGCGCAGTGTAGGTTAGGTTTCTATCACCGCAAACTCGTTGATCCCCACGTTTCCGTGGGACTCAATGTGAGGTTCGGAAAATCTCAAGCCAGCATCACTGCTGCGCTTGTGGCCCAAATGGCCGCGAACCTTAGATCTAAACGTTAGTTAACAGTTATAAACATATGGACAATAACTTGACCATCAATAGCCTGTCATTCAACTTAGTGTACTCCGATAAAAACGGATCACTGCGTCGAGAGACTAGTAGGGGGGCAACTCTGCCCACCGAACTCCTGATTAAACATCAGGATTACGTTGACACGGCAACTAAAAAGCCGGGTAAACGTACCCTCGTACGGTTGGATTATTACATGGCTATGACTGATGGGGTTATACGCCCCGTCAGCTACTATGCTGTGTGTACCAAGCCGATCGATCCGCTGGTTACGGTTTCAATCACCAATGCCATTGAGGCACTGTTGACAAACCTTATGCATAGTTCCACTAACACCTCCGGCCTGGATCTCAAGGATGAGATTTTGGGCAATGGTGAGCAGTAGAACTATTTGTTAGTACCTGCTAATATTAGTAATTAACATTAATTGTAAGTGTCAGTTAGATATATATCCAAATGAAAACGAACAATCAGGTATCGCAATACCACTTCACCGCTTTTTACCTAGGTAAAGAGCTTCAGTTCCCCACCGTATCACATTTCGGCTACTTCGTAGCCGGTATGATGCGTATGGATGACGGAATTGATGGAGAGGTAACAGTTATGCGGACGAGAGAACTAAAAGCTAACGTAGGGAATCAAAAACTCCACTACTGTTGGTCTGAGAATCATACCAGTCGCTCTGAAGCGATTGATGCGATTATCGAGTTCTCTAGAAGCTATAGAAGTCTTGTAAAATGGACTTCTATTA